TCAATTACTATAGTACTGTCCCGGGTTGGTGCCGGTGGGGAAGGTACATTCTGCCAGGGTATCGCCGTTATCGGTGCAGATCACATAGCGGCCGTTGGCGGCGAAGGTGCCGTAGAACCAGATCACACCGTTTTCATCGGTGGTAAACTCGGGCATAATGCCCTCCTGGAACTGCTCTTCATTGGCGGGCTTAAAATTGTACAATGCCACATGGACCTTGGTATTGGGCACAGTTTTTACAGAAAATACGCTGTAGGAACGGACTGCGGAGGAGAAATTCACACGCAGCAGGTCATCACTGTCCAGCTTGGAGGAGGCCAGCAGGTACTCTTCCTTCCAGACCGCATCACCGGGCTTTGCTACTACCTCACCGCTGTCGTTTACGGTAAAGCCGGGGGCATACCAAACCACAGCCGTCACCTTTTCACCGGGTACCCAGTAGGCATTTTTCTTAAATTCCCATTTGCCGTTTTTGCCGTAAACCGCCAAAACGGTCTGCTTGCCGAAAAGCTCGGAGTCGATGGTCACCAGCAGCTCATCCCCCTCCTGCCAGCCCTTAATGGTGCTTGCGTTGGGGAGATTGGTAACGGTGACGGTGTTCTCGTGGGTCTGACGGATACCGCAGACGCAGAAGCCCTCCATAAAGCTATGGGGCGTTTTATCCTCAAATACCTTACCGCAGCAGGGATAGCTGCCGGTGTGCATGCTTTTGTCGATGCTGTATGTAGGTGCCTGGGCGTGGTTATCGGGGTCCAGCTCTCCGGTCTCCATACCGCAATGGATACACTTGGCAGGCGTCACGCAGGTGGCGGTGCCGCTTTCGTGATCGTCACGACCGAGGATCAGCACCGTGGGGCAGTTCCTGCACAGAACGGTCAGGGTGCAGTCGGTGACCTCATTGGGGATATGGGCAGTCTGGGCAGGAATAACCACCTCGTCACAGCGGGTGCATTTCAGCTCCGTCAGGCAGGTGCCGTCGTCCTCCGCATTTCTGTGCCCCAGACTGGAGAGGAAGGTATCAAAGACGGAGATCTCCTTGGTGCCGTCTGCATCCGCAAAGACCTTGCTGCAGCTAACGCAGGTCCAGTAGGCCGTATGACCGTCCTCGGTGCAGGTAGGCGCCTTGGCTTCGGTCTTTACAAGCTCGTGACCTTCGCTGTCACAGCCTACGATCAGCAGCAACGCTACCATTAAAATGAGGATGGCAGATAGATATTTTCTCATAGTTTTACCTCCTTTTTGCGTAAAAGGCGATACTCGCCGATTTTTCTCCTAACATTATAGAATATTCCGCAGGAGATGTCAATTGAGAATTGAGAATTGAGAGTTGAGAATTAACCTTCCCCTTTGGGGAAGGTGGCCGAGCGCAAGCGAGGTCGGATGAGGTATAAAAACCTCACCCACCGCTACGCGGTCCCCCCCATTTTTGAGGTATGATTGCCACCGGCAATCATTGAGATTTTGATTCGCTGCGCGGAGCACCACCCCAAAGGGGAGGGTTGCTGTCAACTATCAACTGTCATTTTTTTATTTGCTTATTGCGCATTTATGTGCTATGATGCAAATAGAGAATATTCCCACCAAGGAGGCTATACATATGGACTACAAAAAACTGCAAAACGGAAGCGATATCCGGGGCGTTGCCCTGGAGGGGATTGCCGGACAGAGCGTAAATCTGACGGAGGAAGTCACCCGCAATATCGCCCGGGGCTTTGCCCTTTGGTTGATCAAAAAGACCGGTAAGCATAACCTGCGTGTTGCCGTGGGTCGGGACTCCCGGCTGTCCGGCCCGGCTCTTTCCGGCTGGCTCTGCGAGGAAATGGCAAAGTGCGGTCTTTCTGTCACCGATTTCTCTATGGCAAGCACGCCCGCTATGTTTATGGCCACCGTCACCGAGGGCTACCGCTTTGACGGCACGGTGATGATCACCGCCAGCCACCTGCCCTTTAACCGCAACGGCTTTAAGTTCTTCACCGAAAACGGCGGCTTGGAGAGCGCTGACATTAAGGAAATCCTCGCCTATGCCGCGGGCACGCAGCAGACCGGTCTTCCTGCCGGGACTGTGGAAGCCGGCGAATTTATGGACACCTACGCAAGTATTCTTGCGAACAAGATCCGCGCCGCTACCGGAGAGGAAAAACCCCTTGCCGGCTTCCGTATCGTTCTGGATGCGGGCAACGGTGCCGGCGGCTTCTATGCAGATAAAGTGCTGAAGCCTTTGGGCGCAAATACCGACGGCAGCCGCTACTTAGACCCCGATGGCAGCTTCCCCAACCATATCCCCAATCCCGAGGATAAGGAAGCTATGGAGAGCATTATGGAGGCAGTCCGGGAGACGAATGCCGATCTTGGCATCATCTTTGACACCGATGTGGACCGGGCAGGCGCAGTGCTTTCCGACGGCAGCGAATTAAACCGCAACCGCATCATCGCAATGCTTAGCGCCATTCTTCTTCGGGAGCACCCCGGCACTACCATCGTTACCGACTCCATCACCTCCACCGGTCTTGCCGATTTTATTGCCGAAAAGGGCGGCGTGCACCACCGGTTTAAGCGCGGCTACCGCAATGTCATTAACGAGTCCATTCGCCTGAACAATCAGGGTCAGGACAGCCAGCTTGCCATCGAGACCTCCGGTCACGGTGCGTTTAAGGAGAATTATTTCTTGGACGACGGCGCGTACATCGTCACAAAGCTCTTAATTGAGCTTGCCCGGGGCAAGAAAGCGGGCTATACACTCCAGTCTCTCATTTCCTCCCTCGCCGAGCCTAAGGAGAGCGTGGAATTCCGGATGAACATTCTGCTCGACGACTTTAAGGCCTACGGTCAAAGCGTCATTGACGAGCTGACTGCCTATGCAGCCACCCAGCCCGGCTGGTCTGTTGCCCCCAGTAACTTTGAGGGTATCCGTGTGAATCTGGACAAAGAGCACGGTGACGGCTGGTTCTTGCTGCGGCTTAGTCTTCACGATCCCCTGCTGCCGCTGAACATTGAAAGTAACAGCGCAGGCGGTGCGAAAATCATTGCCGCCGAGCTTGCCACGTTTATCGAAAAGTGCGATAAATTGGACGCAGAAAAATTCCTCAGCTTTGCGAAATAAGACAGATCAAAGGCCCCCTTGTGTAAAGGGGGCTCCGCAAAGCGGTGGGGGATTGACAACCCCTCCGTCAAAAATCAAAGATTTTTGCCACCTCCCCTTACACAGGGGAGGCTTTTTTCTCCGTACTACCCCACACTGCGCCCCCTTTTGATGGCGCCGCCCCTACCATCTCCTTCGATAGTGCGTAACTGTCAATTGTCCATTGTCAATTTTTTGAAGGTGTTCTTCCCTGCCAATCCATCGGGGGCGAGGGATACCTTCTTTTGGAATGCAACCAAGGCGTTTTCCGTTTTGCTGCCGAAGATGCCGTCGGCGGTAAGCTTGTAGCCGGCGCAAAGGAGCAGCATTTGCAAAAGTCTTACCGTCTCGCTGCAGCAGCCTTTTCCCACTACATTTTTGTTTGCCGCCCGGGCGGTGATGGGACCAAATATCCCGTCCGGGTCAATTTTCCACTCTGTTTGCAGTCCTGCAAGCAGAGCCTTTTTTGTTTTCGGACCGGCAATGCCGTCCACGGTAAGCTTTGCGCCATAGGTGAAATTCAGATACTGCTGTACTTTTCCTACCGTATCGATTTTGCCGCTGTAGCTTTCATAGTCCGGCAGGCAGTAGCCGAGGATATGCTTGCTGCTTTTCGTTACCTCACGCCTGCCTACGCTGTCTTTATAATTCCCCTCGATGACGGTGAGCTTGCCCTTTTCATAGGCTTCTACGATGCCGATGTGGTCTCCCCTGCCGTCCCCGCTCCAGTCGTAGACGATAAGCTCGCCGGGCTTGGGTGTGTGGTTTTTGGGACTGCGGAAGCGGTTTTCTTTTTTATAGAGGGCGACCATATCCCCTACTCCGCACTCCGGCAGCAGGATATGGGAAATGCCCAGCTTTACGCCGATGGCAGAGACAAAGGCGGCACACCAGGCATCGGTATATTTTACCCCATAGCCCCGGGGCAGCTTTTCTTGGCTGTTATAAAGGTCGATGATCTTCTTGTGGCTGCCGTCCTTTTCGCTGCAGCCGAGAAAGCCTTGGGCGGCAAAGACTGCCGCAGCAGACAGATCACGCATCCTTTTCCTCCTTGGGCAGATCCTTTTCTTCGATCTCCTGCCAAAGAGTCGTATCTGCGTTTACGGGCAGCACCACAGTCTTTCCGTAGGTATTGCCGTCATATAAGTATTTGCCATCCTCTGCCGTGAGGATGATCTGGGTCAGGGTCTCCTTTTTCATAGATTTCCTCCTTGTTGTTTGTATGCTTGCCGATCCCCTCTCCCGGGAAGGGGGTGGATTTTGCGAGGAACGAGCAAAAGACGGGTGAGGAACGGTGTGCAGTATAGGTCTGCACATATGTAAATACAGAACATTACCGCCCGCATTCCTCATCCGGCTTCACTTGCGTTCAGCCACCTTCCCCCCGGGGGAAGGGATTTTCACGTGGACGGCGCATGCATTCTAATACACCAGCGTCCAGTTTTTGGCGGTAATGGCTGCTTTCTGCGCGTCCGTCAAGCTACCGCCAACCGCTGCGTGAAGGGTAAGGGTTTGGGATGCCGCGCCGCTGAGGTCCTTCAAATGGTCGATGACGGACTGGACAGACGCCGTTGTCAGTTTGTTGGAATTAGGGAAGGCTATGCTGTTTCCGATGGTTCCCTCAATGGTGATATCTGTCAGCGCAGTTGTCCAGTCAAATGTGTTCACTGTAAAAGGCGTGCTTTCCGACACCTTCAGCTTGCGAATGGTCGCCACGGCAGCGGAGTTGCTGAACAGGCCGGTAGTATTGGTGGCACCCGAAATATCAATGGTCACCTTCGTATCTGTAATGCCGGTCTGCGCAAAGGCATTGGTTGCTGCACCCTCGATAATAATATCGTACTTAGGCGCATAGCACGCATCGATCCAGTTCGTGCCATAAAATGCCCAGTTGTATTTCCGGCGGTTGCCGTTTTCTTGAAATGCATCCCAAAAAGCATCATAATGTCCGTCACCGCCGGAGGCTTCCACCACGATATTCTTATCGTGCCGTTTTCCGGCGGTCAGCAGCCGCTTGGTGCCGCTGACGGTAATGTATAGATCACTCATACATCCTCCATCTCCCCCGCATAGACCGGCAGATCTTCCAACGCGGTCACCCGGTCGGAAAGCGTTTCCAGTTCCGAACGGATGCCCTGTAAAAGGGGCGTCGCGTCGCTGCCGCCACCGTACTGCAAAAGCCACTGGGTCAGATTCGTGTAGCTCTGGGGCTCCTCACTTCCCGACACCTCGCCCTGAACGAAAAGGGGGATGCGGAAGGTAGATTTCTGCCGGTCGCCTGCGTAGATCACCACCTGAAAATCGGTCTGCCCTGCCATGGAGCAGACTGCCGGAGCAAGATAGACCGTGAGGGTGTTCCCGGAGATCCCATAGGCGACCTTGCCGTCGGGGAGGGTGTCATATTCTCCGCCTGCATTTCCGTTTTTATAACGCAGCAGCACCGCCGCATTTTGGGGGATTTCCCAAGGACTGCCATCGCACAGAAGTGTCACACAAAACGCCACCGCGCTGTCCCCCTGAATTAGCTCCACCGTCTGGGGGATGCCCTTTCGGACGAGATCCACCGTAAGCTTTTTGATTACATTCACTTTTCTTCCTCCTTGCTTTTAAGTACATCCAGCGCCCGGGTCATTGCCTTTGGCAGCGGAATGCCCATCAGTCCTGCGTTTTCCGTGATGGAGAGGATCTCATTGCTGAGAAAGCCCACGCACAGGGCGGTGCGGATATATCCCGTTCCCAGCACCACATCCATCTGATGCCCCACGGCCACCACCGAAAGGAGCATCGCCTTTTTGCAAAGGCCCTTGAAGCCGTAGGCGGAGCTGTAAGCCCCGGTAGGGGTCTTTTTGCTTTTATGAAACAGCAGCGCCACCGCAATGCCCGACAGCAGGTCTACCGCCATACACACCGTCAGCGCGCCGAGATCGCTGGTCCAGGGTCCGAACAAAAAGGCAAGACCGCCACCCAGCGCACCGGATAAAATACATAGCTTTTCTTTCATTCTTCCTCTTCCTTTACTGTAATTTCTGCCGGGGAAAAGAGCAGAAGTGTCCCGGTATACTCCGGAAGACTAAGGGTAATGTCGCCATTTTCTTCCGTTGTCACCGTCACCTCTCCTGTTCCCTGCCAGCCGCTGTAGTCTGCAAGACCGTACAGTCCGCTGCCGGCAACAAATACCCCGGATGGGGCAAACAGACGGATGGCATTTTCTTTCGGGGTCGCGGCTGCCATATGGACACCGTTTATGGCAGACGGCACATTGACGAAAAAGCCGTCCTCCTTCCAGTGAAACACCGGAATGCCCTTTTGCACCGTCACTTTTGCATCCACCCCATAGAGCAGATCCCCTACGGTGACGGTCAGCTTATGGGTACTGCGATGGTCAAAGCCGGTTAGCTGAAAAACCGCCGTGTAGCTGTCCTCCCCTATTTCGGGGATCGCCGTTACCTCGCTGCCGTCAGGCAAGTAGCAGGTCACCGTCAGGCAGTTGTCTGCAAGACCAAAGCTGCCGGTATAGCAGCTGCCCCGGACAGTCAGCTGTACAGTTCCGTCAGTAGGATCGGGACGGATGGCGGTGGCATTGGCGGTGGGCTTTCGGTAGGGTAGTAAGGTCACCGCCACCTCCTTGCCAACGGTATAGCCACGGCTGTCGGTGAGGGTAAAGCGGTAGCGGTCCTTTTCTGTCTTTTCAAAAAGCAGATAGTCACCGGGCACGCCCTCGATGGCGGTGCTTTTCACCTCCGCACCCTTTTGGAGGATAGGGGTCAGGGTACACTCGGCGGTGGAGGCATACCGCACCAAAATATGGGCATCTCCGGTAAGCGCCAGCGTTTTGGGATTGATGTCCAAAACGCCGCCTTCCAGATCCGGTGCGCAGTCGCTGCTCCGGGTCATGACCGTAAAATGGCTCTCCGTCTCGCCTAAAAAATGACCGTCTTCATAGGTACGGCAATAGAGATAGCAAACCCCGGTGCTGCCGGAGGTGATCCCCTCATAGAAGCTTTCCGGGATGGGAAAGGCAAGGGAAAGGCTTTCCATCACCTGCTCGGTATCTGCCATTTGTCCGTCGCTGCCAAGCCAGCCGGAAAGGCTGCCTATCTGATAGCGCAGGGAGTGGCTGTGACTGCTCTTTTTGCGGCTCACCGCCAGCAGCGCCGTGCCGCCGATGTAGGCATCGGTGGCGCCAACCGTAGAGATCTGCAAAGCCGGGGTCAGGGTCATTTCCCCGCCGCTGTAAGTAAAATTACCGGGGGTATAGTCGGCGGTGGTGGGATGGTAGACGGAAAAGGAAACGGAAAGCTGGCCTGTGCCGTCACTTTCGTGGGGGACTTTCAGCTGTCCCTCGCAAAGTATCAGGCTGCTTTGGGGCGCAATGCTGATTTGGTTATCGTAATGCGTACCGTCCCGGTGGACATAGGTTTTTCCGTTCAGGATAATTTTTGCCCCGGTGCGCCATTGGGAGAGCCGGGTATTGCCGGAGTAAAGGGTCAGCTTGTAGGAAAGGACGGAGCAGTTTTCCGTAGGAGAAACCGATTCCTCCGTAAGAGTAAGCTCCGTCCGATAATATCTTGCGGCGGTGCTGTGAAGCCCGCCGTAGGTAAAGGTTTTCGTTTGTAAGGACATAGGTTTTCTCCTTTGTATATTCCCTCCCCCGGGGGGAGGGTGGTTTTTGCGAAGCGAAAACCGGGTGAGGAATGCGGGCGGTAATGTTCTGTATTCGCATTTGTGCAGACCTACACTGCACGCCGTTCCTCATCCGGCTTCACTTGCGTTCAGCCACCTTCCCCCCGGGGGAAGGGATTTGGGTTGCGGCGTTATAAATAAAAACACCCGGTGCCGCCGTCATAGTCTTGGAAACGGGCGTGCTCGCCTACATTTAAGTAATTGCGCACCTGCACATCGGTGGCAAGGACACCGGACGCGTCTGCCCGTAATATGGTCTCTCCGCTGCGGTGGACATACATACCCGTATGATCCAGCCGGTTTTCCATCTCCTGCCCATCCTTACGGATATGAAGCCCTGTCTCGTCGAAGGTATAGCCGGTGGAGGTGGTCACCTTTTCCGTGCCGTTTTCCTTTACCGACCGGATGTCCAGCTTCAGACTGTCCGCAGTTTGCACCATTTGAGTGACAGAGGTCTTAAGCCCCTCGGTGACGCCTGCCTGCCGGGATATTTCCGCCCGGAGACTGTCCACGGAAAGCTGGAGCGCGGCGGCTTTGCCCTCTCCGTCCCGGTTTTCTGCCCGGATGCCGTCAAGGTCTGTCTGGAGGGTCATAATTCTCCCTGACAAGGCGCCGAGACGAAAGTCCGTTTGGGCAGTCACGCTGCTGCGATTCCGGCTGCCGGTACTGCCTATTTTCTCTCTGCCGTTTTTCCCTTCCACCGTCATAAGGAGAGAGGAAAAGGTCTTCCCCTCGGGGGTGTGGACGGTTACATACTGCCCCGGCTGGGCAGTGCCCACCGGTATCTCTGCAGAGAAGGGACAGTAGGAAAGATCCCTCAGCCGCGCATAGAGCTGCCGGGCGATCTCCCTATCTCCCTCTCCCCCGGTTAGGATGGGATTTCCCTCGATAATGTAGGGATTTCCTCCTTTCTCCGGGTAGGAAATGCCCACATCGGTCTGGGTCTTGCGGATGACCACGCAGTCTATACCTGCGGTCTCATAGTCTTCATATTGGAGCGTGCCGCCGAAAATAGGGACATCGTCCGTGCCGATTTCGGTGTTGCTTGGGGTGTACCACGAAAATTCCAGCTCGCCCGCAGGCTTTGCCCGGAGGAAACAGCCCATCGCCTCTCCCATCCAGCTCAGCAGCCGTCTGCCGGTAATGCCGCTGCCCACGATGGCAGGCACGGAAAGGGCAGTATCCGGCAGGCTTTCCGTCTCCAAGGTGTTGCCGCACTCTCCGCAGACCATACCGGCAAAATCCCGCAGAGGATAAGGCCAGCCGGTAAGGCCTTGCAGCCAGTCGTCCAAATTCCTATCTAGCCTTGCCACCGGGTCATAGGCGGTCAGCTGAAACTGGGTAGCAGAAAGCCGCTTCGGTGTCTCCACGGTGAACACGCCCAAAAGGGTGTCCTCCCGATAAAGGGAAAATTCCTCCCCCGCCCCTATAGGACAGACCCCGGCGGTGTCCATAATTTCGATTTCTGCCACCGCCGCGCAGACCGTGCCCACCGTCAGCTCCCCGGCGGTGCAGACGCTTTTCGTCACCGTCACCCTTTTGATGGCAGCGCCTTCCGCGCCGGAGGAGAGGACTGCGCCGTCAGATAGAATGATCTTGTGCATACACCCTCCTAACACTCGATAACATCAAATTTAAGATTCCGGTAAAGTCCGCTTTTGGCACATTGCCAGACGATGCCGTACTCGGATAAATAGGCTGTGGTCTCCGCTGTCCGGCTGGGGTCGTCCGGGTCAGGATAGGAAAACCGGAATGCGCCGCCGGCAGAAAGAACACTGCGCATATAGCGGTATTCCTCCTGAGAAAGCACCCCGTAGCAAAACTGCCACTTTTTGACCTTATGGCGCAGCACCTTTCGGTGCATATAGCCCCTTTCATCTCTGCCCGACTCGCCGTCATCCAAATCCGTAAACTGCATCTGCACCCCCGCATCGGGGGTCAGTAAAAATCTGCCGTCTATGGCATATAAATAGCTCAGTTCATTCATAGATCCTCTCCTTTGCTTTTATCCACCGCATCCTCGTCCTTCCTCTGTCATCCTGAGCGGAGTGAAACGGAGTCGAAGGATCCGTCCCTCAAAAAAGAAAACGGATTCTTCGACGCGCTTCGCTTGCTCAGAATGACACGCGCTTTCGATGGTGCGTAATTGTCAATTGTCCATTGTCAATTGTCAATTTCTTCCCCCTGCCATTGCCATTTTCCGGTAATACCGTTCGCTGGCGTGGGCGATGGTCTCGTCGCCGATGCGGATGCCCAGCACCGCCTCCAAAATTTCCCTCTGGATGCCCACGGACGCCTCCATACCGGAAAGCAAGGCATTGGTATGGTCGTCCATCACAAGAGAAACCGCCTCGGAAATGGTAGAAAGGGGTGCTTCGATATTGGTGCCGTGTCTTTGGTCGCCTACCATTGCAAGGAAAGGCTTGTTTGCCGGCAGCACCGCGCCCTGGGCAAGAAAGGGGATCTTTGGGGATAAGAAGCTGGGAATGGAAAAGCCGAACTTTTTGCCGCCGATGCCCGGCACCCAGTCAGGCACGGAGAAGGTCATCTTATTAAAGATATCCCCCAGTCCGTTGGTGGCAAAGGTCACCGCTGACATCAGCGCATTAAAAATGCCGATGATCACATTGGCGGTGGTCTTAAATCCACCCTCCAGGGGGTTAAAGAGCATCTTGGAAAACCAAAGACCCACACCGCCCCACACGGCGGAAATACCGCTCCACACCCGGCTGGAAATAGACCCCACACCGGAAAAGGCCTTGCTCACATTGGTCAGCACCCCGATAAAGGTGCCCATCCGGTCTTCGGCTGCCGTAAAGGCGGTGTTGGCAAGTCCCAGCCAGAGGGCCATGGACATATCCCCCCGCAGCAGCGCCTGCACCGCGCCCACGCCGGTGATGATTTTCCCCAGTCCCAGTGTGATACCGCCTGCATCCCAGCCGGTAAATTCCTTGAGCTTTTCGCCCACTGTGGCGACAAATTCTCCCAGCGAGCCACGCAGGGACGCGACCATCTTGTCCACCATCTGCTCGAGCCCGGTAATTTCCTCCCGGGTGGTCTCGGTGGTGACCGTGCCGGTCTGCCAATTACCCAATTTGCTGAGCTTATCGAAATCCGCCAAGGTCTTTCGGGTATCCCGGTGGATGGTCTGGACCGTGTTGGTGACCTTGCCCAGCACACGGTTCAGCGCCAGACCGATGGCGGAAATGGCCTTTGCCACCGCCGTTGCCGCCACCACGATCTCCTCAAAGGTAAAGGTATCAAATTGAATTTCATAGATCACATCATTTTGTTTTTTCATAGCTTCACCTGCCTTTCATTTATGAATGGATAATGGATATTTGATAATTGACAATTATCTACTGCCCCTGTCATCCTGAGCAAGCGTAGCGCGTCGAAGGATCCGTTTCCCCAGAAAAGAGAACGGATTCTTCGACTCCGGGCTATCGCCCTCCGCTCAGAATGACACCGTTTTTGATGGTGCTTACGACAGCATCCTCTGCAATCTCTCCCTCTCTGCCATTTCCGCCTTGGAATAGCGTTCCTTCAACTCCACCGTGTCCCGGTTTTCCTGATAGTACCGCTGCTCCCAGTCACTGAGCTTCTCGCCCCGGCGCTTTTTCTCCCGCAGCGACACGATAAAGGAAAGCTGCCCCTCGCCGATGGCGTGGAAATAGGAAAGGAAGGTCCACCAATGGAGAAACTTCTTCTCCCGGATCTCACAGCCTGCCACCCGATTCACTTCCCCGATGATGATCTGCCCATCCTGCTGCCAGCAAAGCAGCCGGGGAGACGGCTTTTCCGTCTCCCCTTTGCCGCAGGAAATAAACTGGGAAAAATACGCTATTGCCTCGGGGCGGTCTTTGGGGAGGATCTCTCCCTCGTAGAAAAGCTGCAGGGCGATCTGCCAGCGGATCACATCGGGAAGATCCGGGTCACTCATATAGGAAAAGATCCGAAGGATATTGCGAAAGTCGCACCGGAGCTTATATTCCCTGCCCCCGATTTTCGCGGTTGTAGGCAAAAACCAAGGGTCAAGCATTGCTCTCTCCTACGATGCGCTTGGCACATTCCTCCGCGCCTGCCGTCAAAATCGGCTCCAGCGCTTCCATAAAGTTTTCAAAGACGGTCTTGCCGCTTTTGGTGGGCGCCAGCAGATTGACCCCCGCAAAAAGCTTTTCCATATCGTTGCCGGGAAAGACCTCGCACAAAAGGCCCTTCAGCTTTTTGTCCGCCTCCCAGAGCATTTTGGGCACATCGTCGCCCCCCATTTCCTTTTGGATGTCCGCCAGCCTCTCCCCGGCAGACTGGAGCCGGGCATAGAGATTGGGATCTGCCGGATTAAAGCGGAGACTTTCCCCGCCGTTTACCCGAAAGGTGCGGACACCGCAATCAAACTGCAGCTTTTCCATATTTCCTCCTTAGACGATGGTAAAGGTCTTGGTGCCGGGATGGAAGGTACCCTTTACCTTATTGCCTGTAAAATGGAGGGTAAAGGGGATCTGATAGCCGGAGGTATCGCCGCCGTAGCTGCTGACCTCGATGTAGCACTCCTCCCGCACCGCAGGATAGCTGCCGTCCTTCTGCATATCCCAGAGCTTTACCTCCACAAGATCCGTCCGCAGATCCTCCAGAATAAGACCGTCGTCGATGATCTCCTGCAGCCGCGCATAAAGTCCGGTGCCCGGCTCTGCGTAGTAAGGCTCTACCGCCGCGGTCTTTTCATAGCCGGAGATAACCACCGACTGCTTACCGAAGATGTTGGTCTTTCGCTCCACCTTGGCAGACATCTCTACCTTATACTCCTCTAAGTCCTTGCCCAGCCGTTCATAGCTGCTCGCCGCATCCGATCTTGCGGTATTGAGAAAATGGGCAAAATACTTTCTTTCAATTTTCGCCATATGTATCCTCCTGATAGATTTTCGTAAATTCCGCCGTGATGGTCACGGCATAAAGTGCGTCGTTTCCACGGCGCTTGCTTAGCTGTCCCTTTTCTGACCGAAGCCGCTCCTCAGCCGGCACATCCCCAAAAATGGGGGTCTTTCCCCCAATGCTCATCTGCGCCAGCCATTTTTGGAATTGGAGCAGCCACGCCGCATCGCTCTCCCGCTCAGAAGCCGAACGGTAGAGCATAAAGCGCAGACGGCAGTGTACCTTTGTATTTCCCAGCACATCTCTTTTCCGGGAAATTTCCTCCGCGCCCTGGGGAAAGAGGCCGTTTTCTCCCCCATCACACCGGTCGATATACAGGAGCTTCCCTTCCTCCCAAGCGGGATAGGATAGCAAAAACTCCCGCATTCTCTCTAATTCTGTCACAATTTCTCCTCCCTTCCACCTCGTAGGGAACGGATTTATCCGTTCCGCCACGCTGCTTAACGGGATGTGGAATGCATAAATGCATTCCCTACACCCACTTACGACGGCGCAATTTATAATTTGTAATTATTAATTTTAGCTGCCCGCTTCCCAATGGACGATTTTCCCATCGAGTATATAGGGCTTTGCATATGCCACCGACATTGCGCCATTGAGCTCCTGCCAGGACCGCACGACCTTGCCCCGACCTTCCACCACCCGGTCGCCTGCCATTACCTGCCGATCATCGGGCACGATCAGAAGGAACTCCCATTTTAAGAAGGTGCCGAGATCATCCCGCACCAAAACCACCTTTTTTTGCAAATGACAGTCCGGATACTCATAGCGGTGGATCTCCTCCCCCACCTTTCGGTAGACGGTGACGGTCTGATTACACAGGGGATAATCCATCATACCGTCACCCCCCGGTACAGGTCTAAATACATGGAAGCCTTGCCCACCAGCTCCCGGGACAGTGCCTTGGAATCCCGATAAGAGACCGTCATCTCCCCCATCCGCACCTGAGAAATACCGCTATGCCGCCGGGAGGCATCATAAATCGTCTCTGCCATGGCGCACAGCGCCATCCTCTCCGACAGCGCACCGGTGGACTCCACACGGTAAATGCGCTTCATTTTAGAGAGCGCTGCCTCTGCCCGGGCGGCGATATGGGGAAAGGCAGCCTCCGGTATGGAGCTGCCAAAATAGCTGTCTGTGTAAAATTCATAAGTAAGCATCGGCAGCGCCCCCATTTAAGCGATGGCGATGCCGCCCAGCACAGCCGCCTTCAGGGTATTCTTCAGCGCCACGCCTGCCACCAGCTCCACCTCACCGGTCTTAATTGCGCCGGGGGCGGTCAGGTCGGGCATATAGGACTGGATCACGCCGCTGCCCAGCGGGGAGATGCCGTGGAAGCCGTCCAGACCCAGAGAAACGGCGTAAATGGCAGTCTTGCCGTCCTTGGTCTCGATGACATCCTTCAGATTTTCGCCGTCAAAGTACTGACCCATATCCACCATAGGTACGCCGGCGTAGGTCTCCACGGTGCGGCCGAAATCATCGGTCTTTCGCTCATAGTAGCCGGCGCGGCGGGCGATGGCGCGAAGCTTGACGAGCATAGAGCGGTTCATCAGCAGCAGGCTGGGCGTACCGTCGAGAACGCTGAGGAAGCCGTCCATCTCATCTAAGAAGGCGTTGTAGTTTGCGTCCAGCTCCTGAGAGGTCTTGAGAGAAACCTGAGAGGAAAGCTCGTTCTGTGTACCGGAAAGGAGCTTTCGCAGACCGTCGAAAGTACCGCCGACGAAGCCCTCCTCATTGCCGGTAGAGCCGTTGATGACCAAATTGTGGAAATAGTTTGCGGTGGCCTTAATTTTCTGCTCCGCCTGAAATGCCAGCTCGTCGGCCGCGCCGGAGGTGGACTGGATCACACGGTCCATCTGGAACGCGCCGCCCATAATGATGGCGGAGGTAGTCTTCTTTTCCTTCTTTGCCTCGCCGGGTGTGTACTCACCGCCCACGGTACGGGTAGACGCGGTGGAGGGGGACTTGAGCTGGATGTAGCCGTAGGTCAGGGTACTGCCGCCGGTGCCGGGAGAGATGGCGTTGTCAAACACCATATTGTCCAGCAGCAAGCTGCTGCGGCGGAACATATCGATAACCTGCTGATCGACCTTGTCGGCCATGCCGACCTTTGCTTCCTGTAATGTAATTGCCATAATTTTTTACTTCCTTTCCTTCATAAAGCGTTGTTTCAGTGCGCCGGCAAGTGTCACCGGCTCTTCTTCCTGACGGGGCGTTGCCTCGCCTGTGCCCCGGGCGAACAGGGGCGGTAATTCCTTTCTTTCAAAGAGATAGGGTGCTTCCTCGCGGAGCTTTTCCACAGCCGCCGTAACGTCCCCTTCCGCACCGTTTTGGAGCGCCTCCATATCCAGCAGGGCGCAGATGGCTTTCTCATTTTTGCCCCTTGCGCCGCGGATGGCATTTTCCAAGCGGTGAGAAAATGTAAGCTGCCGCAGTGCCGTCTCGTGGCTTTCACGCATCTGCCGCACAGTTTCCTCCCAGGTCTCCTTTTCCGCCAACAGGGACATATTTTCGCCCTTTATTTTTTCGATGTCCCTGCCGTTTTCTGCCATAATGGCGTCGATGACCTCTTTTGTGAGCGACATCTCCCCCACCGACAGATTCTGTAAAAATTCTCGCTTCATATAAAACTCCTTTCTACGCTTTTTTACGATGGTCGCTTCATCGAATTTTCCTTCCGCACCAAAGGCCCCCTTGTGTAAAGGGGGCTGTCAAAAATCTTTGATTTTTGACTGGGGGATTGTCATCGAAAACCATTGAGATTTATTTCACTGCGCTTTGCAACAACCCCTCCGAGCAAAATCAAAGATTTTGCTCACCTCGCCTGCGGGCGAGCCGGTCGCGGCTCTGACAGTCCGCCGGACTGTCATTCACTACCGCGACTGCGCTTCGCTTACCCCTTACACAGGGGAGGCTTTTTCCGCTATCATATACTTCCTCTTTATCTCCGCCCGTTCTTCTTCCGTCTCGCAGGGCATATTAAACCGCCAGCCCAGCGCCACCTCCGGGGCGATGAGCCCGGCCTTCACCATCTCCATATACTCCGCCCAGGTCTTATCCTCATCGAAAAGCACACCGTTGCCCCAGTCGAAAACTACCTCCTCGCTGACCTTCGGCAGGCGGTACATCCGGGAAAGCAGATTACACAGGACAGCCGTCTCCCGCGCCGCCTGCTCCCAAACCTGCTGACAGGAGATGACCAGCAAATTAAAATCCGCCGCGCTGGAGGTGATCTCGGTGGCGGTGCGGTCTTCAATTTGGGCATCGCTGAGCATACCCCGGCGCAGACCGATGATGCTCTCCACATTTCTGAGGTATTCCTGCTTCCGGGCAAGGTAAGATTCTTCTCTCAGCTTAGGAGAAAACACGGTAATCCCCACATTTTCCGGACCCTCATCCAGTCCCACAAAGAGGTGATCGGAAAGCCCTTTTTCTCCGTCGATAAGATCCGCGGAGGCAAACACACGGCTCTCGCCCCTTGTAAACTCCCCGCAAAGCTGTTCCTCATTTTTGTCGATGTTGCGAATGAGATCGATCGCCGGGGCAAAGATCGCAACGCCGTCGTGGGAGCCGTCCACGCAGTTTAAGATGGGTACCTTCATCTGTATCAGTCCCAAGCCGGGAAGCTCCTCAAAGCGGTACTTTTCCGCCAGTCCCTCGTAAAGGGGATGGCCGGAAAGGGAGACAGGCGCGCCAAGGGTGTCCCCATCGGTGGAGCGGTAAAGGGTATTTTGAATGACTAAGCTGTCTCCCTCTACGGTGCGCCGCTCCAACAGAGTGTAGTGGTGCTTGCCGTAGACACTTTTTTCCGCTGTGCCGATGTCCGAGGGTCTGCCGTCGGCATCTCTGCCGAAGACCAGTACATTCTGCCTTGGCACAAGGGTATAAGAAAACCCTGTCTCGGTGGGACAGGGCTTTATATAACATTCGCCGCTCATCAGGAGCTTTTGCATTGCCTCCCGCCCCATCCGGGTCAGGGGCAGCAGCGCCGGGTCACAGGTCACCTGACACTCCCCGAAAATGGCAGACACTAACTTACTTACCACCGTGTAGGCAATGCGCTGACAGGGATCTCCCTCCCCCGTGCCGTAATAAAGTGCCTCCCAATCCTCCATTGCCTGCCGCATTTTCCGGGAGGTCTTGTCCGCCGCCCCAAAGGCGGTCTCATACTGATAGATGCTCATTTTTATACCTCACTTTCATTTTTCCACCGCACCAAAGGCCCCCTTGTGTAAAGGGGGCTGTCAAAAATCTCTGATTTTTGACTGGGGGATTGTCAACCCCTCCGTCGACCTGATCGGTCGACACCTCCCCTTACACAGGGGAGGCTTTCCTGCCTAATACTGTCGTGCAAAAATACCGAATATCATCCATGGCGTGGTCGTTCTCCTTTACCGGCGCATCCTTCCCCTCCTCCCAGACATAAAGCGAAAACTCCCGGATGGTATCCCTGCATTCCTCGGTAAACTGCAGCACCCCACGCTCCAAAAAAGATGCCACCGTCTGGATCCCCGGCAGCACCTTATTTTTCGCCCGGCGCACAGAAAAATGCCCATATCTGCGGATCAGCGTAATAAACGATGCCGCCGAGGGGTCAACGACGATCTGCTGTACCGGCTTGTCCCCGGCTAAGCGCAGGATCGCCCGGTAGTACTCCTCATCGGTAAGGCTTCTTCCCTTTTCCCGCCCATTATAGTAATACTCCCGGACACGAACCGCCCTACCGTCCCCCACGCACCAAAGCCCGGCAGAGAAGGGATTTTGTGTGCCGTAGTCTACAGATATGTAGTATTTTCCCTCGGGGATGGACGCGGTAATATGCTTCTCCGGGCGAAAATCATAGATAAGCCCCTCAGCCGCGCACCAGATGCCCCGGACATAGCGGTCATAAAAAACACCCTGGTAAAGCCGCTCATACCGCTGCCGGATAGCGCTGTCCAGTCCGGGGTTATCTTCCATTGTAAAGTGGAGATGCAGGGCGTTCTTTTTATCTGCCCTGCAGATCCACTCTTTATAAAACCAATGCTCCGGCCCAGCCGGGTTGCAGTTAAACCACATTTTGCTGCCCGGCACAGAGCACCGGGCGCAGACCTGCTCCACAAAGGACCTTGGCATCAGCGCTGCCTCGTCCAGCAGCACCCCCGCAAGGGTAATGCCCTGGACCGTCATATAGGAGCTTTCGTCCTGACCGCCAAAGAGGTAGTAGGTGTTTACCCTGTCCCCAAGCCGAACGGTGAGCTTATTCTCCCCCCGATGCTCGGTGACGGCAAAGGGCGGTCCCAGCCAAGTGGGAAGCTGGAGGATGATGTTTCGCCTGAGCGCCGACACGCTCTTGCCGCAAATGCCAAACACCTGATTATCAAAGACAGCCATACTCCACAGGAAAAAGCCGCCCACCATAGACCGGGTCTTGCCGGAGCGCACCGCGCCGTCGCAGATAATGGCATCATAATTCTTAAGACCGGGTCTGTTCCACCAGGTCAGCGCCAGCATCTGTTTGCGGCTGAATGTCATAAAGGTCAACCTCCTCTCCGGTGGCGGCAAGGACCGCCTCCATAAGTCCCGGGGCGCTCTCGTCAGGCATTGCCGCCCCGCCGAAAAGACCCACTGCCTTTCCGAGCAGCTCCAGGGCCTTTAATTTGTCGTAGAACTTGACCTTCACCCCGGAGGCGGTCTTTTCCACCTGACAGATGGCAGCCGCCTGGTTGGGCGTCAGCTTTTTGCCGTCTTTTAGAACGATCTCGCCGTTCTCCACAAATAAATAATTGGTCACCCGGGCAAATCCCACAGCAACCAATTCGTTTAAGATATTCTCTTTTGAAATCTTCTTATGCCTTCCCAAATAAACCACCCTTCTTTCGTCCTTCCTCGTCCTTCCTCTGTCCTCCTGCGCGCAGCGCCCAACCCCCTCCCCCCGGGGGAGGGTGGTTTTTGCTTCGCAAAAACCGGGTGAGGAATGCGGGCGATAATGTTCTGTATTCGCATTTGTGCAGACCTACTCTGCACGCCGTTCCTCATCCGGCTTCACTTACGTTCAGCCACCTTCCCCCCGGGGGGAGGGTTTTCCAACTCTGAATTGTCAATTGTCAATTCCGTCTCCCCCACTGTCATCCTGAGCGACCGAAGGGAGTCGAAGGATCCGTTCCCTACAAATCCATCACGCAGTGATACCTCAACTCTGAATTGTCAACTGTCAACTGTCAACTCCCATCATCCACAATAGCATTATACCACACTTTTCCCAAAAAATCTTCCCATTTTTTTCCCATTTTCATTTTTTCAAAATCCCGAAAAGGCGCACGGCGTCTACACTTTTCGCCCCTCCCCAAAAATCGCCGGTTTTTTTCTTCCCATCGTCCCCCCTCGTCGGGGACGGGTTTCCCGTCCCGCCAAAGCCTCCCTTGTGCAAAGGGAGGTGGCAAAAATCTCTGATTTTTGACGGAGGGATTGTCATTTATCCTACTTTATCAATCCCCCAGTCTCGCATACGCTCGACAGCCCTGCCGGGCCCGCGCCCCTTTTGTCCGCGTTGCGGACATTTTCCCCGCTAACGGGGAAATCTACCCTTTACACAAGGGGGCCTTTTCTTTTCCGCACCCTCGTCCCCCTCGTAGGGGCGATTCACGAATCGCCCGCGGGCGGCGAAGCGCCGCCCCTACAACCTCTATCGATGGTGCATAATTGTCCATTGTCCATTTTCCATTGTCAATTTTATTTTTGTCTCTTGACAATTTGAAATCCTGTGATACAATAAGTAAGCTATTCGGAGGCTTAGCTCAGCTGGTTAGAGCGCATGCTTCACACGCATGAGGTCGACGGTTCGAGTCCGCCAGTCTCCACCAAAAAGAACACCACCCGAATGGGTGGTGTTCTTTTTGGTACTTGCGGACTCGAAGATCTAAATGCAACGCGGACGAGCGTTGCCGCCGAGGGCTGGACCGAGGCGAACAACAAAAAACGAGTCCGTCCAGTCTCTATCTCCGTATTCTACCCATCCGCTCTCCCGCCCGCTTTTCACCAAGAAAAAAACACGGTCATTTCCCGCGAGGTGCCAAAAGTGTAGACGCAGAGCCACTTTTCAGCGTTTTTGATGAAAGGAAAATGGGAAAAAAGTGGGAAGATTTTTTCCCGGGCATGTGGTATAATGTAGCTGTAAAACATAACCGAAAAGGAGATTTACTTATGGAAAGAAAGCAGTTTACATTCTACCGATCCTTCTTTGAGAGCATCCAGCGGCTGAAAACGAAAAACGAAAGGCTGCAAGCCTACGAAATGCTCTGCCGCTATGCCCTTGACGGAGAAATGCCCGACGAAAAGGAAACAAAAGATGGGGTTTTGGCAATTTTTTCCATCGCCCGACCCATCATAAACCGAGCCAGACAGCGCTCTTCCGCCGCCTTGCAGAGAGCCAGTTTGGCGCAGCAAGATAAAGTATAA